GGAGACTACGATGGACTGGACAGATTTGAAAGCGTATGTAGGAGCATCAGATGTTGATGACGACTATGTTAAAGAATGTTGGGATACGGCAAAAGACTTAATTGCATCTTATGTGCAATCAACTAAAGTGCCACCCAACATTATGAAGCGCTGCTATTTAGAAGCAGGGTCTGAACTATTCCAGCGTAGAAATGCGCCAGGTGGTGTGTCTCAATATGCAACTTATGATGGTAACCCCATGAGAATTGCTAGAGACCCACTGGCTGGTGTTTATCCTTTGCTTAATCGTTATATGGTGCGTTTCGCATGAATATAACGGGCATAAGAGATGATCTTGAAAGTGCCATCATTCTTGGTGGTATCTCAAAGGTCTACAAGTATGTTCCAGAAAAACCAGTTCCTCTTTGTGCAATTGTAGAACCAGACAGTGATTATATTACTGTATACGAAACTCAATACAGTGCATATTATGCATCTAATTGGAAAGTATTAATTTTGGTTCCATTTGCAACTAATCAAACAGAAACTGAAAATCTTGATGACAAACTTGAAAATCTTATTCCTGCTATTTGGGAATACACCACAGCAACAAAATTATCAGTAAATAAACCATTTATTCAAGAAGTAAATGGTGCAAGGTATTTGGCAACAAATATAAATATTTCAATTGACATTGAAGGAGGAAATTGATATGGCAAGAATTAAAGGCAAATCAATTATTTTCGAAGTTGACTCAACTGAGTACGCAGGAACAGTAAGTAATGTTACTTTCTCTTCTGCAGTAGGAACTCTTGGTTTTGGAGACTATGTAGATAGTTTAGATTTCACATGTGCAGTCACTGGTTTCCAGGATGTACAAGCAGCATCACTTTGGACTGAGTTGTTTACCAACCCAGGCGCAACAGTAGATATTACATACGCACCACACGGAAACGCAGTTGCAACTTCAACACAGCCACACTTTACAGCGACTGGCTATGCTGAAACTGTACCTGATCTAGGTGGAGCAGCAGGCGAATTTTTCGTCTACGATATTAACTTTATTCTTACTGGCAAGCCAGTACGAGTAACAGCATAATTAAATAGGTAGTCATGGCAGAGGCAATAAGTTTCTCTATAGATGGAATCAAAGAAGTTCAATCTTCACTTGATAAAATTGAAAAGGGAATAAGAGAAAACTTGGAACTTAACAAAGAACTTAGTAAAACTCTTGCACAGAAAGCCTCTGCTATGGCACCAGTATTGACAGGTGCTTTGGCATCATCAATTGTAGGAAATCCGTCTTTGCAAAAGGCACAAATTGTTGCAGGCAGTGCAGCAGTTCCTTATGCAGGGGTTCAAGAATATGGGTGGCCTCAAAAAAATATTAAGGCACAACCATATTTAAGACCAGCAGTAAATAACAATATGGGATATATAGTACAAAAGTATGAAGAAAGTATTAAAAATATTGTTAAACAGTACAACTTAGACTAACAGGAGGCAGCAAATGGAACAAGACTTAATGTCAATTCTCAAGTGGAAAGAACTTGCAGAAATTGAAGAATATTTAGATACACCAATGGATGAGTGGACTGAAAGTAAGTCCAAGGCAAAATTAGCATTTGCAATGCAATATATGATGGCAAAGAGAAATAACCCATCGTTTACAATAGAACAAGCAGAAGCAATGACTATTTCGGAATTATCTGAAGTTTCAGGAATGAATCTTTCGGACCCAAAAGAAGTGACTTCAGCCTAAAAGCAATGGCGCAATTCTGTGTAGAAACAGGATATACGCCAGATCAGTTTTGGGAATTAAAATTCTCAGAATACAATGCAATGGTTGAAGTCTTAAACAGGAGGAAGTAAATGGCACAACAGATAACAATTGATATTGTTGCAGAGACCAAAAAACTTACTTCTGGTGTAAATGAAGTCAACTCACAACTTGGCACAATTGATGGAAAACTTAAAGGTGTGGCTGCTGCAGCAACTGCTGCTGCATCTGCATTTGTTTTAAAGCAAGGCGTATCATTTCTTAAAGATGGAATAAAAGAAGCACAAGATGCTGAATTAGCAATGAAAGGTGCCACATCCGCTTTTGGAGAAGGCTCTGCTGCATTAAAGAAAATTACAGAAGATGCAGACAAATTTGGTAAATCTCTTGGTATGGATAATGATGATATTATCAAACTTGCAACACAACTTGGTACATATCTTCCTGAATCAGCAAGAGGTTTGTCTGCTGAATTAATTAATGTTGGTGCAGATGTTGCTGCTCTTACAGGCGTTGATGTTGAAGCATGGACAAAGAAACTTGCCAAGGGTATGGCTGATGGTGAACTTAAAGCATCTGATCTTGAAAAAATGTTCCCTAAATTATCTTCAGCAACCTACGCACAAGCAGAGGCAGCATTTAAAGCAGGAAAATCACAAGAAGCATTAAGCCTTCTTATTAAAAATGCAAGTTCGGTATATGGGGATGCTGCAGAAAATCAAGTAACTGCAACACAAAAATTTGATGTAGCACTTGCAAACTTAAAAGAAACTATTGGAACAAAAATTCTTCCAATGGTAAATAAATTTGTTGATGCTTTAACAACATTGCTTGATTGGTTTAGCAAACAACCATCAGCACTTCAAAATATTGAACTAGGATTATTAGCAATTGTTGGCATTGGTGTACCATTCCTTGGATTCCTTGCTTCAGCAAAAACATCTTTAGCAGCACTTGGATTAGTTACTGGCGAATATACAATTGCTCAAAGACTTGCAAACTTTACATTAATGGGTTTTCCTGGTTTATGGGTAATTGCAGCAATTGTTGCAGTCATTGCAATCATTGTTGTTCTTGTTAAAAATTGGGATTCTATAACTGAGGTTGTTGGAAAAGTTTGGGAAGCAATTAAGAATTTTGCAGTTAATGCATGGAATGCAATAAAAGAATTTGGAAGCAATATTGCTGGATTTGTTTCTGGGATTATAAGTAAATTTAATGCAATCCCTGGAGCAATGCTTGCTATTGGAAAAAATATTGCATCTGGTCTTTGGGATGGAATAGCATCAATGGCTGGATGGCTTAAAACAAAGATTGGAGATTTCTTTGGAAATCTTCTTCCAGGATGGGCAAAGAAAATTTTGGGAATTGCTTCACCATCAAAAGTATTTGCTGGCTTTGGTGAACAAATAGTTGCTGGTCTTGCACAAGGTATTGATCAAGCACAAAATCTTGCTAAACAGGCAACATTTGATTTAGGCAATACAGCAATATCTGGATTCCGTCCACAACTTGCTGGTGTGTCAAACTCACAAGCACCAATAAATATTACAATTAATGCTGGCTTGGGAACTGACCCATACATTCTTGGAAGAGAAGTAAACAACGCATTGTTAAGATATGGAAAAGTTAGTAGCAGGGTTAAATAATGCTATCAAGAGATGTTATCAAACTTTATATAAAAGATAGTGCTAATCAATGGATTGATTATACAGATGGATTAATTAACATTGAAACATCCACTGGACTTGATTTATATATAGGTGCACAACAATTACCAGATACTGGACAAATTTTAATAACAAGCAGAAATATAAACCTTGATCCAAATATTAATCAAAACATTAAATTTAATTCTGATATAAAAGTAGAATTTGAAAAATATGGATATAACGCAACAATTTTTAGAGGAGTTGTGTCTGATATAAATATTGAATATAGACCACTTGGACAAGATCCAATTATTAGCATTAATGGAATAGATGTTATTGGTCAATTTCAAAGATATATATTAACATTTGATGATGAAATATTTTGTCAAGAAAGCCCTTATGCAACAGCAGAAGGCATTGATATTATTGGATTGTACGAACTTGCAAATTTAAGAATTGGGCCACAGTTTCCAGTATATTTAACTTGGGCAATTGAAGATAGCACAGTTCCAATTTACCCACTTGCAAGAACATTTCCAAAAGCGGGAGACAACTTTTTAGACCTATTAACAACATATTGTCAATCTAATATGTTACAAACTAGAATGATTGAAGGAAATAGATTACTTGTTGAACCATATTTTAAACATAATCCAGAAATTCTACTTGGCGATTATTCAACTCCAGTAGGATACACATCATATGTTGATTGGTTAACTCAAAATGGCGATTTTATAAAATTTAATTCTGATGGAAGTGAAACATCATATAAAGGAATAAGTATAAGTAATGGATTTGACAGAAGTTTAAACCAAGTCATCTTTAATAATACAGAAAGAACATTAACTGGCTCTACAATTAATGATTCTACAACAACAGTAGGACCATTTAACTCAACAATCTCATATAATCAATGGGCTACATCAAATTTAACACTAAACACATGTTTTGATACTACTTTAAATATTGATGATACATACGAAACTTTAAGTTATGACATTATTGAAAGTGTATCTACAGCAGGCATAGAGGTATCTTCAATAACATTTGATGCATTTAACTTTCTTGAACAAAATCCATCTAGCAATCCTTTTCGTATTGGAACAGGTGTTCACATTACACATGAGGTATCTCCAACAATTATAATTGATAGACTTTATGAGGTTTGTGGAATACAAGTATCAATAGATACAAATAAATGTTATGTTACATATGTTTTAAAAGTTGATAAAGCATATTTATTACAAGATAACTTAGCAAACATGCCAAGCATTAGCATGAATTTGTTAACTGGAAATACAAATACAAATTTTATTGGAACAATTAATAATGTTAACATAGGTAATATTGAGTACATTGGTTGGAATTTAGCATATCAACCAATTGGTCCATGGGGTGGCGGAGGTAGAGATTTAGACCATATCGTTGGAAATTCACACCCAACATGGAATTATGATTTTGGTGGACCTGCAGGAGATGATTATGGGCCTGGAACTAAGATCATTAGATTATGGTTAATAAATAATAAAAAATGGACATGGATGTCATTTGTTTATCCTGGACTTACTGTTACTGCTGCTGTTCCACATGCTGACTTTACATATAGTGTTAATTATGGAACAGTAACATTTACAGATCGTAGTTATGATGCTGATACATGGATTTGGAGTTTTGGTGACGGAACAACTTCAAATTTACAAAATCCAGTACATACATATACTACAACTGGCACTAAAACTGTTCATTTGACTGTAGATAATGGAGTTGCACAAAATACCTATACAGCATATATCCCAATAACAGTTATTCCAATCCCAGTAAAATGGACAATGATAGAATTCAATGCCGTACAAACAAGGCCAAACAGTTCAACTGCTTGGGATAAAAATCTACCATTATCAATAGCAGCACTTATTCCACTTGGTGGATCATATTTTAATACAACAAATACTGAAAAATCTTCACCAAAAAATACTACTGGACAAACAAATGCATATAATGGAAATGTCTATGCAAGTTATCCAAATTGGACTGGCTTGGCCCCAGTAGGTTCTGGTGCTTCAGATTTTACCTGGTATCAGTTAATTACTGATGGCGGTTATGGTACTGCAACATGGATGGAAATTGTTCCAGTTTCATCAAATGGTGGAAACACTAGAACTGTTAATGTAAAGGTTTATTTTAAAAATGAGTTCGCATATCAAGGTGGATATGGAGTTACTGGATTTAATGGTTTATTTGTAACTGATAGAGCAGGTGTTGGATCTGCATTAACATATTATGAAGCAGCAAAAACATATGAAAAGATTAAGATATATATTAGTCCAAATACAACAACAAGTTTTACTACTATAAAAAATGATACATCTTCATGGGTTGAAGTAGGATATATACAGGTTGCAAATTTAACACCAACAGAAGTAAGCAATGGATATTTTTACAGATCCATGACACCAATAAGAACAATGCCACCACAACTATAAATTTCTAGACTGCCTCTAGGAAAAGCAAAGCCCTTCCATTACTGTCTGCTAACATAAGGAAGGGTTTTGTTAATACCAGCGTTTTGTTTTTTGATGCAACAAAGCCTTACAGATACTGCCATCGTATCTACTTTTGATATATCTATCAAATCTAATTACCTGATTTTTCATTGATAGTTGCCCTTTAACATTCATTAACTGGAATAATCCATAGGCACCAGACTCTGTGTTTCTTGAATGTAAATGAAAGTTTGATTCTGCTTGAACCAAATTCATGGCACAGTTAACTTCCTGTTGCGAATAACCTTGTCCAGATAATAACAAAGTTAATGCAACAATAATTTCAATCACTCTTCTGGAGTGTCAACCACCTCAGACGGTAGTTCCGCCAAAACCTCAACGGGTTCTTTCGTCTTTACTTCTTTTACTTTAGGACGCTTAGCATCATAATCCCAATCTTTAGCAGGGATTAACTTACCTTGATAATATACATTTTTAGCCATTTTTACTCCTTTTGGGCTAAGAGCAAATAGATAGAATCTACTCTTTCTTCAACCCTAGATAGTCGTTCTGTATTAATGTCTACCTTATCCTTTATTGATCCTCCACCATTTGGTCTGAGTTCATTAAGAAACTTTTGAATGATCCATTTGTTAAAGCCAAGAATGGCTGCTAAAACGGATACAATTCCCCCAAAAAAGGCAGTCACCAGTTCTGGGGTAATAGTCATAATACATCTATCATACAATAGGAGTAGTTTGTATCCTTGGAGGACTAATGGAAACTTTGAATGTACGACCACCATCAATGCAATGGAATGTATATCGTGATGATACTACTGTATTAACCCTTGTTTTGCTAGATACTAGTGGCCAAGCCCTTGATTTAACCAACTGGGAGTTTACAGGAAAAGTTAGACAATTTCCAAAAAGTGTTGATGTATTAGACGACCTTGCAATTGTAAAAAATGAAAATATTTTGACAATTGGACTTGATACTAACCCTTTAGATACAGTCTCATATTTTGATATTCAAGGAATTAATCAAGATACAGAGAAGATATCAACCATTTTATCAGGACAAATCTATGTTGAAGAGGATGTAACACGATGACTTTAGAAATTCTTTCACCAAGTGAAATTAAAATTTATGCAGCAGGACTAGAAATTGCAACTGGTCCACAAGGCCCAAAGGGTGATACTGGAGACACAGGTCCTCAAGGATCAACTGGAGCACAGGGTATCCAAGGAATAAAAGGTGACACAGGTAATACGGGTGCACAAGGACCAACAGGTGCACAAGGAACTCAAGGTATTAAGGGTGACACTGGTAATACAGGATCTCAAGGACCAAAAGGAGATACTGGTAACCAAGGTATTCAAGGCGCAAAAGGCGATAAAGGAAATACTGGAGATCAAGGTATTCAAGGAGTTCAAGGAATTGAAGGTCCTCAAGGAATTCAAGGCGATAAAGGTGATACAGGTAATACTGGTAATGCTGGCGCTGATGGAGATAGATATCACACAACATCTACAACATCATTTACATTAGGTACATCTGGTTCACAAACAATTACAACTGCTGATTTAAATTTAGATTATTCAATTGGTCAAACAGTTATTGTTGCTCATGATATTGACCATCATCAGCATGGAACAGTTTCTTCATATAATCCTGCAACAGGTCAA